GGAAGTTTTTCTATTCTATCAATTACTTTTTGCACTCTACTAAGAACAGTTTCTATAGCATCTAGTTTCTTTGTAAGAGCTTTAAGCTTTGGAGGTGGTGGACAGGTATCAGAAAGTTCAGATAAAACGTCATTTACTATAGAAAAAACTCTAGCGATTACAAGTGCTCTAGCCATTCCTAAAACAGTTATAGCATACTCTGCTAGCTTTGATTTTATTTTCTTCTTAAATGTATGTGGCATTACTCTGTATATACTTTACGCGATTTCAATAATGACGCTCCGTTAGGGTTAATCTGTTGGTCTAATTTCTGCATAGCAATTACTACTGAAGGACCTATAAGGTTAATATCCGGTATTGGACCTCCGCTGTTCTTGGCTTTAGATAAACCTTTACCTATATCTATCATAGTGTCTAAAAGAGATTTAAGGAATAATTCTAAAGCTTCTCCTTTTATAACAGGCTGTTGTTCAGTCCTTTTAGCTTGTTCGCCAAGGTAGATCTTTTTAGCATCTAATCCAATATAGTCTTCTGAGTCAATAAATGTCTGTTTAGATGATATACCTAGAGAGTTAGTTGCTGTAAATATTATATCCTCTTCTGTAGAATTAAAAAATAGTCTACCGCTATTAAGTATAATCTGTTTACCTTCGTAAGCATCAGAAAGAATAGGTCTAGTTTTAGCTCCTGCAAATTTTACTTTTGACTGTTTAAGCGGTATAGTGTGTTGAGAGGTTAGGTATATAGAAGAGTCATCTTTGTTTATATCTTCTACGTATAATTCAGTTACTTCTAACTCTTCATGTCCGTTAGTAAGGATAGTAATAGGCTTTTGCTTATTAGAGTTATTAGTTAAAGTATTCATAGGAGACTTAGCTCCTCCAAATCTAATAGAGTTACCTAACCTACCCTGTATAATAGTGTCCCCGTTAAAAGGGTAAAGCGGTCTAACTTTACTATTTTCTTCATATTCGTATCCAGGAGCATCTTCATCTTGAGGTTCACTTTCTTTTTCTAAAGGTAAGTAATTTATATCGTTATAAATTCCTAATATAGAAATATAGTAATCATATTGAGACAGCTCTTCTGACTCTCTTGGGCCTTTTACTAGCAGTACTACTTCATTAATAAGAGGAAGTGTATTATTAAAAGAGTTAATAGGAAAAGCATACGGTAGAGTTTTAGTATCTTCTACGTCGATAGATTGAGTAAGGTTTACATACTTAATTACTCCTATGCCGTCTATAGGTTTAAATTTACCTGATGTTATTTCAGGATGGTTTTTATCTAATATAATATCCTTTACTCTTACCGGTATTATATTATCGGCAGATATACTGTTTATACTAGATAGGGGGTTGTTAAATTGCATCCTCTCCTTCTTCAGGTTTTTCTACTTCTTCTATTTCGTTTTCAATAGCTTCTTGTTCATCTAATAAGTCTTGAAGATCAGAAAAGTCAAATTCACCTGATTCACCTTTTGCAGCTGCAGCTTCTATTCGCTGGATTACTGTAGCTAGTTTAATTAAGTGTTCATCGTTTTTTACTCCTATCTCCATATACTCTTTTATCATAGGTACAATTAGAGTAGCATCGCCAATATTTTCTATAAGTGGTTTAAGTTCTCCTATTAGCCCTTTTACCTGTCCTTTGGTTTCTTTAGAATTGTCGTATATTTCAGAAAAAAGATCAGATAACGTTTTGCCTTTAAATATTTCTTTATCTAAGCTCATATAATAGTTTTATTATAAATAGATTATATGTAACTATTGTTCAAAAGTCCTTGATCGTACATCTTTTGGTATATAGCGTACCATTCTTTTTTAAGTACGTTTACTACTTTAGTCAGAGTAGGAGTATCGCAATCTGTCATTTCTCTTATATAAATGTAAAGTGCTTTCTTTTTAAATATTTCTATATCGTTTCTAGTTTTGAATACCACGAGAACAGCATCAGCTATCTTTCTATCAGAAGGTTTTTCGAAAAGCTCGTCTAATCTTTCGTACATATCTGATATCCAGTTATCTAGAACTAGTATAAGTGTTTTTCTATTTACTGAGTCTATATTACTACCTGGTTCATAAGATTCTTCCATTTCAGAGAACTGTCCTATTCTCTTTAACTTCTTATAGTTCTTATTATTGTAGTTAATTAACCACCTTTTAACAATAGTACCGAAATAAGAATATGCTTTAGCTCCATTTGTAGGATCAAACTTCATTATCTTGTCTTCTAGTAATACAGCAACGAGTTCGTGCTTTAAATCTTCTATTTTGTCTACATCTGTATAGTAGAACTTAAAAGTATGTATTATATTTTCAGATAGTTTATAAAAAGGGATGTAGATGTGATCAGTAAAGATTTTGTTTCGATAGTCTTGATCAGTAGACTCATTATATTTTACTATGTATTCTTCAGTTTCTTTTGTAAAGTAATTAGCTTTCGCTTTTTTTCTTGCCATAATTTTCAGGGAGCATATATCGGTTTAGCTCTTTTTGTACGTTTTCCATTTGTTTAAAAAAATAACCGACCTCATCGTCTGACTGAAATGTACCTTTCTGATCAAGATTCTTTAGGTGCTTTTGACCTTCGCCTACGGCGTTTGATATATTTTGTAAGTATTGTACTTGGTCTTGTACAACATCTTCATAGTTTTCTACTTTTCTAAGTAGATTATATACAATATATGATAATATTCCGGAAAAAGCAACTAGACTTCCGAGAATTACGTAAAATAATGTTGGATTTATTTCCATTTTATGAATTTATAAGTTTTTTAACATGTTTGACAGGCCGTCTGATGAGTTTACCCGTCTACCTGTAGTAGATTTAGTTTTGGTAACTTTAGATTGAGTATTTCCTCCGGTATTTAACCACATATCGTACTCAACCTTAGAGGCTAAGAAGTCTGCTGTGTGTAATACTGAGATAATAGAAGTTTTTTGTCTAGATGACTGTACGTTACTGAAAAAGTACGCTTCATTAGCTTTATCAAACACTCCATCATGGCATCTAATAGCTAAAAACTCTTTTTGACTTACTTTTATACCAAATTTCTGTAGGATAAATAAAGACCTGTCGGGGATTAACATAAAATCCAAGTTAGGATTAAAAGTATACATCTCTGAAAGCTTATCTTGTCTCCATTTATCAGTCTGAGGTATGTAGTTGGGTACGTCTCCATCTCCAATCTTACCTAAATCGTGGAACAATGCGGCAAATACCAGTTCTTCTTCGGTGAAATCAATAGAACCACCCATTTCTTCGTATAACCTAGACTGTTTTACCGCAAATTCCACTACTCTGTTAACATGATCGACATATCCTCCTGCAAATGCATTATGATACCAAGTTTTTCCACTAGCAGGTGCCATAACATATGTATCTTCCATATGATTAAGCATTGAAAGTATGCTTTCCTTACGATCTCCTATATAAGTATCGATAATCTTAAGATGCTTTTGGTAGTTTTTAGATATTTTTTCTGCCGATAATGCCATATTATATT